GAAGACTATGTTATTGCTTCTGATACCGATAGTATCTATCTTAATATGGGTCCTGTTGTTGATCACATATACAAAGGGAGAAAGGCTTCTAATGATAAGATTGTTACGTTCCTTGATAAGATCTGTCAAATGGAACTTGAAAAGTATATTGAAAGTTCTTATGAAACGTTGGCCGACAAAGTAAACGCATACGATCAAAAGATGCAGATGAAACGGGAGAACATTGCTGACCGTGGAATCTGGACTGCAAAGAAAAGATATATTCTTAACGTGTGGGATAGTGAGGGTGTTAGATATGAAAAACCAAAACTTAAGATCATGGGATTGGAGACTGCAAGATCTTCAACTCCTGCATTCTTCAGAGATAAATTGAAGAAAGCATTTACGATCATTATCAATAATACTAATGATGATCTAATCTCATTCATTGATGATGTTCGTAAAGAATCTAGAGAACAAGGTATTGAAAACATTTCATTCCCTAGAGGATGCAATGGTCTAGACAAATATCGGAGTTCTGCTGATTTATACAAGAAAGGTACACCCATTCAAGTGCGTGGTGCTATTCTGTATAATCACTTTATTTCTAAGAAGAAATTGCAGAATAAATATCCATTGATTCAGGAGGGAGAAAAAATCAAGTTTGTATACTTGAAAACTCCAAATCCAATTGGTGAGAATATCATTGCTTATTTGCAAACTCTACCCAAAGAGTTGAACCTAGATAAGTATATTGATTACGACAGACAATTTGAAAAGAGTTTTGTCGAACCGTTGAAAAACGTTGTGGAAACCATCGGGTGGCAAGTTGAGAGGAGAGGAACACTTGAATCTTTCTTCGTTTGATGGTAGAATAATTTTAACAAGGAGTATTTTATGAGTTTTCTTAAATCTGTAATTAAAGAGTTAGACAATGAGTATGCTGGAGTCGTTGAAGATGGTATTGTCGGTGCTGACTGCGACCAGTTTATTGACACTGGTTCTTACATATTCAACGCCCTATTGAGTGGTAGTATCTATGGTGGACTTCCCGCAAATAAGATCACTGCTCTTGCTGGAGAATCGAGTACAGGTAAAACATTCTTCGCACTTTCAATGGTGCGATTTTTTCTAGAACAGAATCCGACTGGGGAAGTAATTTACTTTGAGTCTGAATCTGCTGTGACCAAATCTATGATGAAAGATAGAAATATTGATACCGCTCGAATTGGTTTAGTTCCTGTTACTACTGTTCAAGAGTTTCGTACTCAAGCAATCAAAGTTGTTGATGAGTATATGAAAGTAAAGAAGGAAGATCGTCCACCATTAATGTTTGTTCTGGACAGTCTTGGTATGCTTTCTACTACCAAAGAATTGGAGGATGCAACCGCTGGTAAAGAGACCAGGGACATGACTAGGGCGCAGATCACCAAGTCTATCTTTCGTCTCCTCACACTCAAACTAGGGACTGCAGGCATCCCTCTGATCGTCACTAACCACACCTATGACGTGGTGGGTGCTTACGTACCCATGAAAGAGATGGGAGGGGGTTCTGGACTTAAGTACGCCGCCTCTACCATCGTTTATCTGTCTAAGTCCAAGGAGAAGGATGGTACAGATGTTGTGGGTAATATCGTGAAGTGTAAAGCATTCAAGTCTCGTTTCACCAAAGAGAATTCTATTGTACAGACTCGTTTGTTCTATGATCATCGTGGTCTAGATCGATACTATGGTCTGCTTGAACTTGGTGAGAAGTATGGTGTCTTTACTAAGTCTGGAGGCCGATATGAGATCAATGGTGTAAAAACTTATGCAAAGACTATTCTAGCAGACCCACAAAAATATTTCACCCCAGAGCTTATGCAGGCACTTGACGAATGTGCTTCTAAGGAGTATAGTTACGGTTCATTTGAAGGTGATACTGAATGATTGATAGGATTGAACATAAGATTCTTTCTAATCTGATTTACAATGAAGACTATATGAGAAAGGTTATTCCTTTTATTCAAGACTCATACTTTGATGTATTTTCGGAAAGGATTGTATTCGACGAGATTAATTCTTACATCACAACGTATGGAACTCTTCCGACGAAATCTGTTCTAAGCATTGAGATTGAAAACAGAAAAGATATCTCGGAAGATATCTTTAAAGAATGTATTGAAGTTCTAAATATTTTTCGTGAAGAAAAACTGGAACAGGAATGGTTAATTGATACCACAGAGAAGTGGTGTAAAGAACGTGCAGTCTATCTTGCTCTGATGGAATCTGTGAAGATTGCTGATGGTAATGATAAGACAAAGAGTCGTGATGCAATCCCATCTATTCTGTCGGAAGCTTTAAGTATATCGTTTGATGATCATGTTGGTCACGATTACTTTGGTGATGCAGATGCTCGATATGAATTCTATCATCGTAAAGAAGATAAGATCGAATTTGATCTACAGATGTTCAACAAAATTACAAAGGGAGGACTTCCACGTAAAACATTGAACATTGCACTTGCAGGAACTGGTGTTGGTAAGTCACTGTTTATGTGTCACCAAGCCGCTAGTTGTTTGTTGGATGGTAAAAATGTATTGTACATTACTCTAGAGATGGCAGAGGAAAGAATTGCAGAACGTATTGATGCAAATCTTTTCAACTTAGATATCAGAGGTTTGGTTGATCTACCTAAACCAATGTATGATACAAAAGTCCAGAAGGTATTGAAGAAAACACAAGGAACTCTTATCATCAAAGAGTATCCTACTGCTTCTGCACATTCTGGTCACTTCAAGAGTTTGTTGAATGAACTAGGATTGAAGAAAGGATTTGCTCCAGATATTATTTTTATTGATTATCTTAATATCTGTTCTTCCAGTAGATTTAAAGGTGGTCTTGTGAACTCATACACCTTTATTAAAGCAATTGCAGAAGAGATTCGTGGTCTTGCTGTAGAATACAATGTACCAATTGTTTCTGCTACACAAACAACTCGTTCTGGTTATGGTAGTTCCGATGTTGAAATTACTGATACCAGTGAATCTTTTGGTCTTCCTGCTACCGCTGATCTTATGTTTGCATTGATCTCTACAGAAGAACTGGAAGAGATGAATCAGATTATGGTCAAGCAATTGAAGAATCGATACAATGACAATAATTCCAACAAAAGATTTGTTGTAGGTATTGACAGATCAAAGATGAAGTTGTATGATGTTGAAGACAGTGCTCAACAGAACATTGTTAATTCAGGTCAGGAAGATGATTACACTGACCTCTTAGATAAAAAGTTCCGTAGTTTCGATGGTTTTAAAGTATGACACAAACAATTAATCTTTTTGATCCAGACACTGGTGCCACACTAGAAAACGTTCCTGTGAATGAACCAAGTAAGAAAGTAAACACTGATGCATATCTTGAGTTTGTGAATGCCGTTACATCCGAACCAAGTAAAAATGCTGATGCTTTTGAGTATCGTATTCAAGAACTTCGTGGAGAAGGATTTGAAACACACCGACTTCTAACTGCTGCTGTAGGGATGTCTGCTGAGGCAGGTGAGTTTACTGAGATTGTAAAGAAGATTATCTTCCAAGGTAAACCAGTAAACGAAGAGAACATGTTCCATCTCAAACGTGAACTTGGAGACATCATGTGGTATGTTGCACAAGCATGTATGGGTCTTAATGTTTCTCTGGATGAAGTGATTGAGATGAACGTGGATAAACTCAAAGCACGTTATCCTGGTGGTGAGTTTGATGTTCACCAATCAGAGAACCGTAGACAAGGGGATGTATAATAAATAGAGGGGAAGAACTCCCCTCTTTTTTAATGGCAGGCGCAAGTACAGAATTATATTCAGAAGTATTGGCACAAATTTGTTTGGCATACTCTATTAATACTAATAAAGCATTAACACAAGAAGTATTGATAACCGGCAATAATCTTGATGAAAAAATTATGAGTTCTATAAAAAATTTGATGATTTTTCATAATGTAGTAAACTTCAAGTCTGAAAATTTTGTTATGCCCTTTGTTCAATATATTAAAGGAAATGTTAGTGGTAAATTAAATTGGGTTGATGCACAAGGAAGAAATATGTTGGCGGTAAAAAAAAGATTTAAAATTGATAAGAAACATAAGATTTACAACGATAAACTTTTTGGTAGTGCGCCATCTGAGAATAATCCATATACAGCATTTTTAATGGCAAAGACAAGTATATCAACTGATAAATGGAATCCAGCTGATATCTGGTCTATGAACTTAGATGGTCGTACAGCTCTTAAAAGATTAAATAGAAGAGTTAAAGCAAGAACAAAAATTTCTTTAGAGTATTGTAATCAGTTTTTAGCGGATCAGTTTAGTAAAGGAAATATCATTCCAATTTCACTAAAGAAACCTCAGTCATCTCCTCATATGGAGATTATTAATAGTAACGAGTTTGTATCTAGAGTTTCATTGGGAGTAACTAATAATCCTGTTGTAGAATACGACTATAAAAATAAAGATGTAAAGATTAACTTCACAATCGAGACGGTAGAACTCTCTAAAGGTACTACTGCTAGAAGAGCAAGGAGTAAAACAACTGTTCAAGGAACAGTTGTTAGTGGTTCTCAAAAACATATTAGATTGAAGTATCACGTTGATAATAAAAAAGTAGAACTTGAGTATACACAAACTGGTAAACCTTCAAGAGCAGCAGCAAAGATGGGCAACTTAGGTGCAAAGAATTTTCAAAACATTATTGACAAAACATCTAAATCTGGAGTATCTAAACTCAATAAGATTCAGAATGAATTCAAAGATATCGATCTTAAAACCTCTCCATGGTTTAATGGTAGACAACTAGGAGTAACAAAAGCAAGAAAAGAAGAGGCAAAGATTGAACCTTATTTTGATAGACTGTCTGAATATGTTGGTGCAATGTGGAAAGAAATAAATGGAACTCTTCCTGACTTTGCAAGTGATAGGACTATCAATACACCTGGAGGTATGTGGAGTAAAGCAAGAGCAGGTGAACTGGGTCTAGCAATCCATGCAATACCCAACAAACAGGTTCAACAGAGAGTTATTCAAAACTTGTATGAAGCAGCAGCAGCGATAAGTTATGTTACTGGACTGAATAAAGAGGAGATGGAACTAGAAAAAACTGTAGGAATTGATGCTTCTCCTAGGAAAACTGAGTTTAATGCCAGTGTCTATGTTAAGGTTTTCTGACTGGCACACATCTCATTGACACCTACACAAAAATAAAGTATAATAAGAACATGGCTAAGAACACACACCTAGAACACCTTGAAGACGACATCCTCAATCTTGGATCTGCAGGGGGGAAGTCTTCTATTGCTTTCTTAAAATCTCTGGGTGATATGTTAACTCAAGGAGATAAAGGTAAATCAATTAGTATAACTACAAAATGGGATGGAGCTCCTGCTGTAATATGTGGAGTTGATCCAGTACAAAATTTATTTTTTGTTGGTAATAAATCCGTCTTTGCTAAAACACAACCTAAATTGTGTTATACTAATGAAGATGTAGAATACTTTTATCCATCTGGTGGACTAAATCAAATTTTAAAAGATTGTTTAAAATATCTTTCGCAGTTAAATATAAAAGGTGTTATCCAAGGTGATCTTCTTTTCACTGAAAACACCAAAACAGTTACTAACGTTGGTGGAAAACGTTGTGTAACATTTACTCCTAATACAATTACCTATGCGATACCGTTGGATACAGACCTTGGTCAACGTGTTAATTCTTCTAAGATTGGCATTGTGTTCCATACCACTTATTCTGGCTCTACTATGGAAGGGATGTCGGCCGGTTTTGGTGTTGATGCATCTCCTTATCAGGGGAACAAACATATTGCTGTTTTCTCTTCCGACTTCAACGACGCAAGTGGTAGTGCAAACTTTAGCGGACAGGAACTAGTCAAGTTTAATTCTGCAGTGAATCGTGCAGAAGGTTCTCTGAAACAAGCATCTAAGTTTCTTGATGTGATGAAAGGATCTGATCGTTATGCTTTCAATGCAATCTTTAAACAGTTCTTCAATACTTACATTCGTAGTGGTAATACAATTCCTTCTGCTAACAAAGTAGTTACTGATTTTGCAAGATATTATTCTTCATTGATTGACAAGGAGATTGACAAAAAGAAAACAGATAAAGCAAAAGAGAAGTGGGTTAAATTAAAAGATGATGGTATGAAGTTTATTGCTGCGAACCAACGTTCTATCTACATGACTGCTGCAGCATATAAGAATCTCTCTACTGCAAAACTGATGATCATTCGTCAGTTAGAGAAAGTAAAAGATATTGGTACGTTTATCAAAGATGGAAATGGATATCGTGTTACTGCACCAGAAGGATTCGTTGCAATTAAATCTGGACGTGCAACAAAACTAGTGGATAGACTTGAGTTTTCCGTTGCTAATTTCACTGTCGATAAGAATTGGGATAAATAGTTTATAGCTTATCTTGCATTCAATTTAATGAAATCTTTCGATAACTTTTTTGGAGAAGCGCGAACTAAGGCAGGATTGGAAGCAGAAAAGAAAGGATTAACGCATACTGGTAAAGGTTATTATGCAGATAAGTCTGGTACTATTGTTGCAAAAGCAGAAGGTGGTGAACGTTTAAGTAAGGTATCAAAAGCAGATCAGGCAAAGTTAAAGAGTGGTGAACCATTGAATGGTCCACAGTCTGTTGCTGATGTTCAAACTTTACAACAGTTTGCTAAAAAAGCAAAACAAGCGCAACAAGCTCCTGCTCAAAATACTCCTGATCAGGAAAAACAATCATCTGAAAAATCTGATACTAAAGATACATCTCAAGTTCCACGTAATGAAGGTGGTGGATCTATTGTAATTACATTTGGTAGATTTAATCCTCCTCATACAGGACATCTAAAACTCATGGATCGAGTTGCCGATGAAGCATATAAGAGTGGTGCTGACTATATGATTTACCCAAGTCATAGTCAGGACGAGAAAAAGAATCCTTTTGATTTATCAACTAAACATAATGTGATGAGTACAATGTTCCCTCATCATGCAAATAATATTGCGAATGATCCTGGATCTGGTAAAAATATTTTTGATGTACTAAAAGATTTACATGCTAAAGGATATGATGATGTTAAAGTTGTTGTTGGTGATGATAGAGTAAAAGAGTTTTCAAATATTACTGGTAAGTATAATGGTAAAACATATAACTTCGGTAAGTTAGATGTTATTAGTGCAGGTGCTAGAGATGAGAAGTCTGATGATGTAGAAGGGATGTCTGCATCTAAGATGAGAAAAGCAGCAGCTGATAATGATTATGATTCATTTAAGAAAGGTCTTCCTAAAGATCTTAAATCATCAGAAGCAAAAACTATATACAAACAACTTCGTAGATCCATGAACATCGATGAGGATCTATGGCAGATTGCTCCTAAGTTAGATTACGATACACTACGTGAAGAATACTACCAAGAAAATATTTTTAATGTTGGTGATATAGTAGAGAGTTTAACGACTGGTGTTGAAGGAGAAATTATTGTTAGAGGACCAAACTATATTATTATGATGGATGAGGAAGGTAGGACCTTTAGACAATGGTTAGATAATATCTGTGAAAAAGCTCACTATGAAGTTGGTACTGATATCTATCGTATTGCATTGCAACAACTAACTCCTGGAGAGAAGGTACAGTCATTTACAGGTAAGCCTGTACCCGAACCTGGAACTCCTCCAGTCACTCAATCTGTAAAGAAAAAGACCACTAAATAGTATTAAAACAAGTATATCTAATGGACCTATCTAAAATTGCCTCGTTTATTACCTTAGACCCTTCTCAACTTTTTCGTGCGGAAAGATGTGTTGAACAAGGACTTAAGATGTATAATTCTGATGAAGAATTAACAGAAGCTTATTTAAAGGAACATCTTCATGGTGTTACTCTAAATTATGCTATGCATGTTTTAGATGAAGCTTCTACTTCATATATGGATGTTGCGATTCATAATCAGGGAGGTAAGTTTAGTGCTCCTACCGCTGGTGTATATGGAGTTTCTTCACGTCCAGAACTCAAACAGAAGATTAAAGATAAAGTTCTCAAGAAAAATGAACTTGAGAAGAAACAGAAGTCGATGAAGAA